AGACTTCCCGCATAAATTTGATAAGAGTGAGAGTATACAAACGACTAGACCCGTTCAGTCGGTGGCTTCTGCAAGCAGAAGTGCAAAAACTGGTCGCAAACAAGTGAGGCTCACATCGTCTCAAGTCGCAATAGCGAAAAAATTAGGTGTGCCACTCGAAGAATATGCAAAACAATTAAAACTCACGAAGGAGGCATAAGCATATGACAAAAGACAAGAAAACAACTTCTCGTGCGGCTGGAACTCGGACAAAAACTGAACGTCCAAAAGAGTACAAGCCACCATCCTCTCTGGATGCACCCAAAGCGCCTGACGGATTTAGGCACAGGTGGATAAGAGCAGAATCTTTAGGATTCCAAGATAGTAAAAATATTTTTGGTCGTCTTAGAGAAGGGTATGAATTAGTGAGAGCTGATGAATACGCCGATGCAGATTATCCTGTTGTCGTAGACGGAAAATACGCTGGGGTCATTGGAGTAGGGGGCCTACTGTTGGCTAGGATACCCGAAGAACTCGCACAAGCACGTGCTGATTATCAGAAAAAATTAACTGAAGGTCAGGACGAAGCAGTCGAATCCGACTTACTTAGGGAACAACATAAGAGTATGCCGATCGATGTCGATAGGCAATCTCGCGTAACCTTCGGTGGTACAAAGAAAAATTAATTTTCTCGGGATAACAACCAATTCCCTATCATCGGATAAAATAAACCGTCTATGCAAATAGACAAAAGGAGTAAAGCAAATGGCTAATAAACAAACAGCCGGTTTTGGTCTTAATCCTTCTGGTGTAATGGGATCAACTCCCGCTACTTCAGGACAAGGCAAATACTGGATAGACGCTGCTGATGCTACTGCGATATACAACGGTGAACTCGTAAGAATCACTGCTGGCTATGTCGTTACTGCTCAGGCAGCTATAACAAACCCTACACAGGGTATGTTTAATGGTTGCTTCTACAACGATGCAACTACTTTAAAGCCAACTTGGGTTAATTATTACCCAGGAGGCATTACTCCAGCGAACAGCGAAGACATTAAAGCGTATGTAATGGATAATCCATTCCAGATCTACAATGTAGTAACTGATGCACAAATCGCAGCGAGCGTTCCAGCTTCCCATGGTAAAATCATGGAAACTTATGGAATGAACGTTTCGGCTACATCAGGAACTGCTTCTGGCGGAAGATCTAGTTCTACACTTAAAGTCTCAGCTGGTTCCGCAGCAACGGCTAATCAATTTAGATACTTAGGAGACGCAGAGGATCCTAGTAACAGCGATGTAACTGCAGCTTATGCTACAGTTAGAGTTGTACAAAGTCTAAATGATTTAGTCATGGGAACATAATAGGAGCAAATAGACTATGGCAATATCACGAGCACAGCTAGTTAAAGAACTAGAACCAGGCCTAAATGCACTATTTGGGCTGGAGTACAAACGGTATGACAATGAGTCAGCCGAAATATACGTTACAGAATCATCTGACAGAGCTTTCGAAGAGGAAGTTATGTTATCAGGATTCGCTAACGCAGATGTAAAAGCAGAAGGTCAAGGCATATCTTATGATACTGCACAAGAGACTTACACTGCACGTTACACTATGGAAACGATTGCGCTAGCTTTCGCTATCACAGAAGAAGCTATCGAAGATAACCTCTACGATAGATTAGCTTCTAGATACACAAAAGCATTAGCAAGATCTATGTCAAACGCAAAACAAGTTAAAGCGGCACAACCACTTAATAATGGCTTACCAGCAGTAGGCACTTATAAAACTGGTGACGGTGTAGCTTTGTTCTCAACTGCTCACCCAACGATCAGTGGAACAAACGTTGCAAACACTTTAGCTACTCAAGCGGACTTAAACGAAACTTCATTAGAACAAGCATTGATTGATATCGCTGCTTTCACTGATGAGAGAGGTTTAAAAGTTGCAGCTAGAGGCGTTAAGATGATCGTTCCATCTGCTAATCAGTTCAACGCTGAAAGATTGTTAAAATCTCAAGGTAGAACTCAAACTGCAGATAACGATATCAATGCAATCAACTCAATGGGAATGATTCCTCAAGGATACAGAGTGAACCATTTCTTAAATGATTCTGATTCATGGTATATCATCACGGACGTTCCAAATGGTATGAAACACTTTGAAAGAACTCCATTGACAACTTCAATGGAAGGTGACTTCGATACTGGTAACGTAAGATACAAAGCTAGAGAAAGATACGTCTTCGGCGCGTCTGACTATAGAGGTATCTTCGGATGCGAAGGTGCGTAACCTAAACTAATTTTATGGCGGGACATAGTTCCGCCATAATTTACAAATAATGGTGAGAAAATGAGAAAATTCCTAGTAAAAATAAATGCATATCAATATCACACAGAATTTGAAGTTCTGGCTGAGGATAATGTTAAATCTATTGAAAATTCAATAGTTGACAAATTGGGAGAAAAGAGTATAAACTGGGAATATCTTGGAGAAATGATGGCTCCTAAGATAAATAGAATAACCTATGAGGAGGTTATCGATGGTACAAGACCTGTACAAACACAAAAGGTCCTTGGAGTTGAGGTGGCAACTAGAGTATGAGCAAGAAGGTAGATATACTCTGGATATGGTCAGAATTGATGACAAAATTAGAGAAGTCATTACTGACATTAAACTCGAAGAGGCCAAAATTGCAAATAAACAAAATGCAATTGAAGATGCGGCTGCCCAAGTTTCTGTGGCTACTTAAATAAACGCCACATCGCTGAAATCGTACTTTCTCCTTAGGATCTCTTGCACTCTACTTAAATCTAATATATAAATAAATCACTATACAATTATTAAATTGATATATAGACGCGTATAGTCGACGGCCTAGAGACTATATATCAAAAACTAGGAGGATATAATTATGGCAAAAACAAACTTTTCGGGACCTATTACAACAGGACCGATACAAGTAAACACAGGCACAACTATTGGAGAGAATGTTAGAGACGCTGCGTTCGTAACGAACACAATGGCTTTTCCATTAGTCTACACTAGTTTTGTCGTAACTACTGATGATAACAAATTAGCGGTGGTGGCTTCTAATGGAGCTGGTACTACTAGTGTTACATTATTAGATACTACTCAAAACGTTCCAGGCATTACTGCTGTTGGTGGTTTTGAAATGGCATCTAAAATAACTTTAACATCTGGTGGTAATGATTCAGGTCTTACTGCAACTATTACAGGAACTGATGTTAACGGTTACTCTCAAACTGAGGATATTACCCCAATGGGTAATGCGGGTGCAGTAAATTCTGCAAAAATGTACAAAACAGTAACAGCAATTGATGTTTCTGGAGCTGGTACAGTTGGGAATTTAAAAGTAGGTGTACTTAATACGAACGAAGTAACTGTTCCTTTAAGATCACTATTTAACTCTAGCCCATTATCTCAGACATCAACTACGCAAGGTAAAAACTTAGCGAACAATATTGTGATTCCACCATTTTCTAGAATCATTGATATATCGTTAATCGTTACTACTGCTTTTGATCAAAACACTTTTATGCAACTTGGAGCAAATGTTGCGCAAGCAAATGGGGCAACTTTAAATAGTTTCGACCCTGATTATTTTGCAGGAAGAAGTGCAACGACTGATGTAAAAGCACTAGGAAGACGATCAATTCCAGTTGATTTTTATCAGACTACAGCTCAACAAAAAAATTGTTTGAATGTATCTGATGATGATGCGGCAGGATTTGAAATAGACAAAGCCTTATCGTTAACAGTTAATTCTGCAGCCACACTTGGTGCTGGTAATGCAGTTATTTTCTGTAGTTGGTTACAAAGAGCTAACGACGCTAACTAATATAATTAAAGTGCTCCTTCGGGAGCACTTTATTAAGGAGAAAATATGTCAATAACTTTAATGAATTGGGTACGTATAAGTGATGAAGTAACAGCTGATGCTGATTACTTTGTAACTGCAGCTAGACCAAATACATCTGCTACTATGGCACAAACAACTCTTGCAGCTGCTCACAACGGCGGTGGAAGAAATGTTACTGTTACAACTACTGGATCAGGTGATGGTGGAAAAACAGCTACTATTACTGGAACTGATACAGATGGAGCCGCTCAAACAGAAGTAATAACTTTAGCAGGATCTGCTACAGCAGTTGCTGGTACTAAAATATTTTTAACTGTAACTGCAGTTGAAATGAGTTCACAACCAGCAGCCAACATAACAGTTGGTTTTGGTGCTGTTGCTGGAGCAAAAATTGGTGGTGGTGGAGTATTCGGAAGTTTTAGAACTACATCTGGCTCTGCTGCTGGAACATGTAGCTTTAGAACTGGTGGAACTGCGGGAACTGTAATTGCTACTGATACTTCAAGTGGAAGTGCCGGAGGAAACAACGGTCAAGTTTCAGCTTATGGTACCGGAGCAAGATTAGTTGAAGGAATCCC